GTAGTTCCAACAACCACGGCACCTGCCGCACTTGCTGTAAAGTTACCACCAACGTCTAAAGCACCTTCAGTTACTATTTGTCCGCCTGTATAAATGTCTTCAGCAACACCAATACCGCCATCAAAAATAACACCACCTGTGGTTTTACTAGATGAAGCAGTAGCATTGTTAAAGTTTGTTACGCCAGTTACATCCAATGTACCGCCAACTACAGTATTACCTGTTGCCGCCGCTACTGTGAATTCACTGCCGTCACCAACTGCGAACGTAGTACCATTAAAGTGTAGGTTAGCGTCGTCTTCAACAACACCAGCCGCACCTGCAATTAGTACTCTATTATCTGTTAAGTCAGTAATTTTAGCAGATGCTAAAGTTACTTCACTTGCCGAAGCAGTAAAAACTGTAGTTGAATCAAGTTCCATTGTTACGGCACCTGTTCCACTATCGTCTACTGTTACGGTTGTGTTTCCTTCTACGAGTCGCGACGCTGAACCTAGTTGAGTATCAACATAGGCTTTCGTAGCCGCGTCTTGGTTACCGGATGGATCAGCAACGCCAGTAATTCTATTACTGCCTGCCGCGATATTTCCTGCCGGATTTAGTGTAAAATCACCCGCACTAGTGGTTATACCATTAGCATCGAGTGTGGTATTGTCAACGATCAACGAGCCCGCCTGTAAAGCCGAGTACGCTGAAATAGTAATGTTTCCTGCTGTTGAGCCAGTTTCTGATGTGGTCGCTACAACGAATTGATCGGCACTTTCGTCCCAACCAATAAACACGTTTGTATCGTCACCACGTTCAGTTACAAGACCGGCGTCAACCGCTCCTGATCCTGTCGCTCCAGAGGATAATACCATTAAAGGATCTGCTACCGTAGTATTCGTAGAGTTTACCGTAGTAGTAGTTCCTGAGACCGTTAAATTACCAGATATAGTTAAATTCGAACCATATGTTATAGAATTAGCAAGTTTTCCAGCCGTAATCGCATTATTTGCAATCTTGCCTGATGTAACTGCTAGGTCTGTAATCTGATTCGTCTTAATTCTAGTTACAGCCATTTTTCACAACTCCTTTTAAATTGTAAGGTTTCTTTGTAATGTTATTTATACAAGATTGGCCAAAGTAATACTAGTAGTTAGAATTTTAGTGTAAATTGACCCAACTTCCACCTGCATAACCTTGAAACTTGTTATCTGTGGAATTATATACTACGGCACCGTTAGACGGTGATAAAGCATCTCTTTGTGTTGTTGTGTAACTAGCAAATTGTACTAGTTGACTGTGTGTTGTTGCTGTACTTGAAATTGTTAACTTGTCTGATCCTGCTACTTTTATATAAACTATATCGTCATCTGCTGTACGTTCTACTTCTATTTTAGTGTCGGAATCAGCGTCTTGTACTTTGTCTAAATATGTAATACTTGAGAATATTTTTACACTAATCTTATCACCAGTTACCGGTGCTGTTGTAAATGTTAATGTTGTTCCACTTACTGTATAATCAGTTGTAGGAACTTGTACCACACCATTTAAAGTAACAATTACAGTATTTGTTGAAGCACTTTCACTTAAAGTAAAAGTAGTATCAGAACCATCACCGTCAAACGTATCATTAGTTAATGTTGCTGAATCTGGATCACCTACTCTTTCCCAAGCACCATTCTTATATACTTCAACTTGATCTAAAGTTGAGTTGTATCTAATTTCACCTTCTGTTGGTGAACCTGGTCTTTGTGCTGTTGTTCCAACTGGTAACAATAATGAACCTGTTGATTCAATTTTAACTATACCTGTTCCTTGTGGTTCAAGTATAAGATGTGAGTTTGTTGGAGTATAAAGTGTAGTATTTTCTGCTGTTATGTCTCCTAAAGAACTACTTGCTCCACCTACACCAAATGTTCCTGTGTATCTTGCTCCTGAAACATAAACTGACTTGCCTGAAAATGAAACACCGTTTGGTAAGTTAGCACCAATAAAATGTACAACACCAGATTGGTAATCAAAAAACCATTCATCGTCATTGCCAGAACCTGTAGCATACACCTGAGTACCACCACTCGCGGCCGTACCAGCATTTCCTGATGTATGTACATAAACTTTAAGTTGATATGTTGAACCTACTTCAGGTGGTATCCAATCAGTTAAAGTTGACTTCCATGTTCTGTTTGCTGTTGCTGTACCATCTACAGTACATTCGCGAGGACTACCTGTAGCATATACTGTTACTACACCAGCAGATGAACCTGGCATAACAGCCGGTATAGTATCTGCTTGTTGCCATACTTTGTCACCTCTTAATAATAACGGAGATGATATGGCTTCGTTAGGTGCTTTTTTGGCCGCATTAGTATCTGTTTTAGTGGCTCCGTAACCTAACTTCTTCCAGAGGAAATCTACTTTTTTGCTATCAGTTATTGCCATTACGCATCCTCAATCTCTAATAACGTAAGCGAATCGCCACTTACTAATTTAATTCTAACTAAAATAGTATTACCTGTAGTGTTAGCCATATTTTCAGTACCAAGTGTTAATGTACTGCTATCATTTGATACTGTTGAACCTGTTGGTATTCTATCACCTGATGTCATAGCACAACCATCTGACCCGTTACCACCATTGCCTGTGTCACTACCTGGAACACCACTACCAGCATAAGTGTCTGTAGCGGATAACCAACCACTTAAACCACTAGCACTATCAATAGCAGATCCTGGCGCCGCTATCCAAACACCTGTTAATTTTCCGCTAAACTTAAATTTAAAGTTAGCCGCTGGTGTTCTACGGAAAGCAAAAGTATAATATTGTGCTCCGCTCCTGCCTGAACTTAAATTAGGACCTACTGGTAAGTAGCCTGAACTTAAATCTGTTGTAAAGTGTTCTATTGTTCCCCAACGTGTAATTGCTTCTTGTGTTCCTGCTACTGTTTGAATACCACTCCAAGCATTACTTGTATAATAATTTGTGGCTCCTGTGAAACTAGGTGTGTCACTTGCCGCACCAAATCCTGTAATTCTTACACCATCATCTGTATGTGTACTTCCGTTACCTAAACTATCTGAAACTGGTATAGAATCTTCTACAATACCATTTGGACTTGCTGTATGTACTTGTATTTTTGTAGAATTAGTATTATAACTTCCTGTAGCATTAACGTTTTGATGTCGTGCTTTTATCGTTTGTACTGATCTAATAGAACTAGTTGTAATTGGTACAGCAATAGTTCCTAACGTATAAGCACCACCTACGCCTGTGTTTACTATTGGTATTCCTGAATTTAAGAACGTTGACGCTCCGTCCATTTGTGAATATGTATAATTTCTATTGCTAATAACATTACCACTCGTTGATTCATAATTTGTTGCTGGATCTACTTCATGAGGTGAACTTGTATCTTTATATGCTTGTCCTGTAAGATTTATTACTGTTGTTCCTGTAATATTTAAACTAGGTGACCCTGAATTATAATATGGTATACCCGAAATATATCTCTTAGACCCTGCTGTTCCTTCTGATAGTGTTCCAATTGACGTTGTTGGATTTGATGTTAAATCATCTTTAACTACATAAACTAAATTAGTATTTCCGCCTGCTGAACTTTCTATTCTTTGAGCACTAGATCCAATAGAATAACCAGTAAGTGCTAGAGCCTGTTTTGCTGAGGCTACAAGATATGCTCTCTGTGGATATGACGAAACTACTTCATCATAATCTCTGTGACCTGCTAATACTAGTGTAGTAAATGTATTTTGGTTTGCTCCACCTTCTGTTGTTGTAACAGTTCTATTTCCACTATCAACATTATTAATTTTTGATGTAATAGTTTGGTTTGTACCATTATAATGGTTAGTTATAAAATCACTAACAAAGTTTGTGTCAATTACACCAGTACTTGTATAACGTCTTGATGTTGACGTGTTTAATGAATCACCAGGTGATTGAGATGTAAATGAACTTGAGTTATCTGTAAATCCGTGACATAATTTTGGTGATGAGCCTTGTGCTGAATCATCTAATGTTAAACTTTTAGAACTTAGGTTTGCCGGAGCCGCCGGCACAGAATTCATTTGGAATGTTATTCCTGTATATGAATCTGATTGTGCTGTTAAGTCTGGCGTAGCACTTACACTAAGATTTAAATTATAATTACCTGCTGATTCTCCAACATAATTATGAGTTATAGCATTACCTACTGTACCTGCTGATGACCCATCTTCTGTAGGTGTATCATTTGAACTTCCGTCGGCCCAGTTAAATGTATAACTAGCGGCCGGTGAACTTACTGTAGGACTAACAGCATTAGTTACTGTTACTAAGGCTCTGTTGTTTCCATCTATATCTGTATAATCATATATGTCATATTGGTTATCACTACTTCCATCACTTGTTGTTACAGCAGTACCTGTAGCACTCGCTCTCATATCTGGTTCAACGTGTACTGTAAAGTTTGAACTAGCAAACGGAGAACTTGAATGTGAACTTAAAACTTCTAACTTACCTGTGTAATCTACATCTGTACCTGCATTTTGTTGAGCATTTGTCAATGTATAAGTGTGACTTAAATTACTTGTACCTGTGTCACCTGCTGAACCACTACCAACGTTAATTGTTTGTGTATTGCCATCACCAAATGTATATTTGTATTGAATTCCGTATGTAGCATAAGAACCAATTGTGTTTTCTGTAGTATTTGTAAATATTACAGGGTGTCCACTTGTTCCTATTTCATTAATTCCGCTATTATCATTTAATGTAAGTGAAGGCGTATGCTCGTCATAAACTTTGTGTGCTGTTGAAGTATCTCTAGGAATTTCACTAGGTGTTGCTGTAGAATGGGCATCAAGTGTTAATTCTACTGTACGAGTTTGTTCTTGTTCTGTACTTGCTGTAAATGTATGAGAAAGTCTTGCACCACCTACACCACCTGCGGCAGAATCGCTACTTATAACATTATCTGATTCACTATCGCCCCAATCCCAAGTATATTGAATTACTGCTCCACTTGTATTTGTTGTATTGTTTTGGAAGTAAATTGTATCACCATCATCCCAAGTTGTAATAGGTGATCCGCCAGCCGAGGCGGCATAAGCGGCAAATCCCATTACAGGAGTTGCTGTATAGATAATAATATATCCTGCTCTTGTTTTGCTTACACTAGAACCTGATCCGGTTCCACTATTATTTTTTGCTGTTACTGTTACAGTAAAAGGTGATTGAGTATTTGAATTGTAAGTATGAGATGGTGTGCTGTCTGTTGTATTATTTGTTGCTGATTCTCCAGTACCCCAATTAATATCATAATGTGTAGGGTTACCGTCTGTTGAAATCGTAAGTGTTACAACTAATCCAGCACCGCCTGACGTAACATCTGCTGTAAAATCAACATTAGCAACAGCAGTATTATTAATAATATTTTGTGATAATTCGTTTAAGTCATCAATTGCTGTACTAACATTAGTACTATCTGCCCAATTATTAATAGCACCTGATGGATATATTGTGCTATCATCAGGCCAACTTAATGTAACATCTCTTCCTGTTACTAGTCCGCCACCTGCGACACTTGTCCAAGATAAGTTTCCTGAACCATCAGTTTTTAATACTTGATCTGAGCCACCGCCTGTAATTGTAATATCTTCTACAGCACCTAAATCTAAGTCACCACCAACCGCACGGATTGATCGTCCTTCTAAGGTAATGTTATCTACTTGTAAACTTTTGGTGGGGGAAGATGTGTTTATACCTATACGGTCATTTATTACATCAATGTATAATAAGTCTGTTTCAAATGCTATATCTGTGCCTAAACGCTCAAGATTTGCCTTAAGCATGGCGCCAGAAATACGTCCTATGGCCATTTAATCTCCTCCACCTCTATTCATTCCTGGGTGAGCCCGGGTATAATATAACAGATAATCCTGTTACAATGTTATTTATATAAATGAAAAGATTAAGATAAGACGCTTGTAGTAGTTGAATCAAACCCTATAAAGGCATAAATTCTGTGCCCATTTGGTGGTGCTGATGTAAATGTAATATCTCTGCCTGAAACAGTATATGCTTGACCAGGTTCTTGTGGAACGTTGCCTACTACAACAATAACGTTATTTACATTTGCTGGTGCTGTAGTAAAAAAGTTAGTAAACGTTGTTGCTGACCCGTCGCCAGAATCTGTATCGAGAGCCATTCCTAATGTGCCTTGAGGTGTCACAGATCTAAAAGCGGTACCATCATAGTATTCCATTCTAGTTGTGTCTTCGTTGAAACGAAAAGTTCCTTTTTCAGCAACTGATGGTCTTTCTGCTGTAGTGCCAGATGCTGTGGAAACTCCTGTTGTTTTAGACTTTAAAAAATATCCCATTTTTAAATACTCACGTATGAAACAGTAGCATATACCGATGTGGCGTGAGAACATATTGCTTGAATGGTATCACCATTCGCTAATACAATTTTTTCAGCACTTAAAATATATGTGTCAGCACCATCTATTGATAAATCTTTAATAATTCTTGTTGTAGCATCAGCGGCTCCGCTGTTTGCTACAAGATAAACACTTATAGTTCTTGCCGCCGCATTATCATTAGTAAAAAATATCGATGTAGTAGCCGAGTCATTAGTGCTAGTATAAACTGTTGAAATACTTGTTGTTAAAGTCTTTTTTGCTAACGCCATTTTGTTTTCCTAAAATATTAACCCGTATACGATTGCTTTACTCTTACTTACCATTTCTTCCGCATTGCCTGTTGGTGCCTGAACGTAAACTCCTGTTCCGCCACCGCCTGGTGCTTTAGCATATACTAATGATTTGCCGGCTACCGCACTTGGGTCTGTTGTTTGTGTTAATCTCATAAGTCCATCAGTAGTAATATTGCTAGTAACATCTAATGTGGTTGATACAGTTGCCGCTCCGGTTACTATCAACGTTGAACCATCAAAAGTTAAATTTGGTTCACCTAATAAAGCATTTGCTCCTGTAACTGTTGTAATAGTATTATTCGTTGATCCTGATAATGTTAATCCGGATCCTGTTGCGGCATCAACGTATGCTTTTGTAGTTAAGTGTGTTGCTGTTGTAGGTGTTCCGCCTGATACAGTAGTTAACGTACTGCCTTCTTTAAAAGTAAAACTATCAATACTGTCATCATACAGCATAGTTACGTTTGTTGCTGTTCCTCTTTCTATTTCAATGCCAGCCGTTGTTGCTGTAATACCAGCACCAGTTTCACCACTGTTTAAAACAATAGTATTATCTGAGATTGTAGAATTAGTTGTTTCTACTTCAGTTTTAGTACCTTGAACAACAAGATTTCCATCTACTGTAAGTGAATGTGTTTTTACTGTGACATTAGAATCAGCACCACTAGTGGTAATTTTATAATGTCCGTCGAAGCGTTTTTCTGAGATTTTTGCCATAATTAATAATCCTTATACATTATTTATTTCTTTTTCGAATTGTTCAAACGTGATTTCTCTGTGGTTTGAGCATTCTTTCCAGTTTTCTGGCACAAAATTGTTCAAAGCACCTACTCTAGCAAAATTAATATCTGAATATTCTAACATTATTCGTCTAATTTGGTCTACCCAGTTCATATAATATGTTGCCGTCGCACTTGAAGGCTTATAGGCATTCGTATCAGAATAGATGTTGTTTATATCATTATCTTTAGCACCTATTCCCATTAAATCATGTCCAATTAAATAAATGTAATTGTGTTTTTCAACACAAGCATAAGTTAAAGCAACAGGGCCACTGCTATATCCCCAATTATATTCTATTTTTCTACTGTGTGTATTTTGGTAATCTGTATCTTGCCATTTTCTATCTGTGTGTGTTTTAATAAGTTGATTAGGTCGCCTTGTATAAAAAGGAATTTTAGCAGGAATATTTTCTAAAACATCTGGGTTAATTTCAGACAATTCAATTTCTTCTCTTATTTTATCGTCTGTGCCAATTAAAACATCAGGCATAAAATCTCTATATAGAGCATTACACCCATATATAGTTCCTTTACCTCTTAATGTATTTAAATCAAATCCTATACGAGATTTACCATTACCAATTACAAATGCTTTTTTCATTGTATTCCTTCAAAAAAAATGACTACTAACAGTAATTAGTAGTCATTTTAAATTACAATTTTGTATCTGGATTAGATATATTATGCGTCTTCTACAAGATCGTCGTCGTCTGTACCAACTAATGTGTTATCATCACCTGCTTCTTCCATTCTACCAACACCAGTCGCCGCGGCGCCAGTTAGTGCCCATTCTACCGTTGTTCCGTCTAAGGCATTTGAACCTGTAGCACTTGGTTGGGCCAATGTAACTTTATGTCCTGAAATTTTGCTTACTCCATAAGTTTCTGAATCAGCACCTTGTACTGAAATCGACATCTCACCTGATGCCAAAGCCGCAGGTAATTTTCCTGTAGCAAGTGTACAAGTAAATGTACCACCAGTTCCGATTTCTTCAACTACGAATCTTTTAGATCCTTTTTGTTTTACAATATAACCTTCTTTAACGGCAGAACCGTTATGAAAGTTTACTTTGATTTCTGTTCCTCCAGCAGTTGGGCCTACGCCTTCAACGCCAAAGAATCTTTTATTAAGTGGTCTTCCCATTGTTTTCTCCTATATAGAAGTCCGATGCGGGTTCTATCCGCTACGCTGTGGGTCAATTCAGCATAAGTCCACACCAATTGTGGCACGATTTGTGACAAATATATTTATCTAATTTTAGTCAAAAAGAAAGGCGCCTAAGCGCCTTTCTAAATGTTTCTAAAGCTCTATGCTATTAAGCAAACGAGATGTTTGACATAGCAATTTCGCCCAAGTAGTCACCAGCATTACCAAGTGAAGATGCTGTGTTAGTTAACTCAACATATCCATATCTTGTCATAAAGCCAACGACTGGTTCTAGTGTATCAGGGTCTAAAACAACACCTGAAGACATTAGAGGTACGTATGGGCAATAGAACGCCGCCGCGTCCGCTTCGCTTGAACCTTTGTATCCAACTAATACTGCTGAATCATCAGCCGCATAAGTGTCAACGTAAATTTTCATAGCGCCATTCAATGTACCTACAAACTTGTTGTTTGTTGGTGCTTCGAATGTACCTTCAGTTGTTCTTGCGAACGCTGAAGTAGAAGCAGATTGAAGTACTGTTAGTGCTTGTGGAGAAACCACAGCCCAGTTACCAGCACCACGTCTTGTTCTTTGTGCGATCTTATTAGCAACTCTATTGATCAAAACAGCCAATGCCGCGTGTTCGTCACCAACGTATGTAGCAGTACCACTTACAGAAGCCTGGTTATAGGTTTCTTCAGTAGCCGCTAGTGATCTTAAAGAAGTAAGAACTTCTTGGTCGATCTCAGCAGTTATTTCTTGAGCCAATGCGGCCATAATTTCTGCTTCAACGTCAATGCCATGCATTGATTGGGCATCTTGAGCTGATTCAAATGTCCAACGAGCTGATAGTTTACGAGTTTTCGCTTCTACCGGCTGTTTTAAAATTTGAATGTTCAATCTCTTACCTGGTGCACCTTCTAAAGTAGCCGTAGAAGCACCTGCTCCTGGGTTACCGTCGTTACCTGAGTAAGATTCAGCAATTTTGAACGGAGATAATGCTTCATCACCAGCCGCGATGTTTGTAGCACCGCCAGTGGTTGTATCAGCATATCTCACTCTTAGAGTATGAATTTGACCTACAGGACCTTGCATAGGTTGTACGCCAACGATTTCGTTAGCAATAACTGTAGGCATAACACGTCTGATCACTGGTAGTATCACACGGTTTAGAGTAGCAACGTTACCGGCAGATGTCGCGCCAGCAGTTGCCGCCTCTTTTAAGTAGTTACGGGTGTTTTCTAAAACAACACTCATAGTAGTTTTAGAATTACCTTCTAAACCTTCCATAAGAGCCGATTTAGTGTCATCCCAACGGCTTTCAATTAATGTATCTGACATTTTTTATGTCTCCCTTATTTTTACATTCCAGCCAATTTCTGAAGGAGTACAATATTGTCCTCATCCACATTTTGGCTTTTAATGGTTTTGTTTCCAGTAACTTCTTTACGAGTTTCCGCTAAAATTTCTTTTCTCGGAGCCTCGTTTTTTAGTACTGCTGGCAAATATTTGTCGTATGCTGATTTTAATTTATCAGTTCCGACACTTTCGAGTAAACTTTGCATTACGTCCGCCTGCTTATTCGCTAAAGGCTTCATTAATTCATTGAGTTTTTCTTTTCTTGTGATACCCTCGTTTATACGCTCTATTTTTGCCTTCTGAGCGTCTACTTCAGTTGTAGAAGTTTCTAATTTCTCAGATGCTTCTTTTAATTGCTTATCTTTATCAACAATTACTGCTTCTAACCCTTTCATTTCTTGATTTTCATTCAAGTAACTAGTAGAGTATTCAGCGGCAAATGTTTCAAACAATTTACGACCAAAGTTATTTTCACGAGCCTGTTTGATATCTTCTTTCAGTTGAGTTAGTTCTTCTCTCAAAGTACCTGTTACGGCTTCTTTAACAAGTTTGCTTGATTTCTCTATGAATTTCTTTTTAAGAGCATCTAGTTGATCTTTTGCTTCAGCAACTAATTTTACTTTAGTTTCCACGACGTCTTTCTTGTCTTTGTGGAATTCAGTAATTTCAGATGCTAAATTCTCTATTACAAACTTCTCAAGTTTTTCCATTGTAGCAGATTGTGACGTGCGATCTTTTCTAAGTTCTTGAATTTCTTCGGCTAATTTCTTAACCATGAAACTGTCAAACTTTTCAGCAGATTCAGTCATTTTTGTGTTAAACTTAACACGGTCTTCTGCTAATGCTTTCTTTTCAGCAATTACTTGCGAAATTTCAGCACTTAGGTGTTCCGTAACCATTTTATCAAGAGCCTCAACCATAGTGTGTTTATCATGCTCATAACGTCCAGCAAATTCCTCACGAAGATCTTGACGAACTTCTTCACGGATTTCTTCTAACTTGGTATCCCAAGCCTCAGTAATCTGCTTACGAGTTTCTTCATTTACTAAATCGCTGTCGAGCAACGGTTTGATGACTTCTAACATATTGGTCAACTCCTAACTTTTAAGTCTCGGATGAGTTTAAGTACTTCATCCTTTAAGTACCTCTGTACCGCTGTGTCATGCTTTGCCTCTTTAGCAATTTCTAAAACTTTATGACCATGTGTCATGTTCAAAAGTCCTTCGTATATTGCCTGAGGGTAGGCATTAGGTGCAGAAGGTTGTGCCACAACATCTATTGTGACTATCTCGAATTCGCTCACCTGTCCGGTGGCTTCATTGACGTTGCCGCTTCCGCGACTGCTTACTCCCAATTTTACACCACTGTCTAACATAGTTTTCACTAGTTGTCCCATCGGTGTTGGGAGAATTTTTAATTTACCAAATCCATTTGGACCGTCCATCCACATACTTTCTACTACGTGGCATACCCTTTCTAGGTTAACCTGTAACCCTTCTGGGTGGTCTACTTCACCAAGGACACTATTGCCCGTTGTGATTTGGTCATTTAATGTTTTTACTGCCGAAGCAATTTCGTTTACGGGATATATTCTTTCGTTGGCGTTTTTAACACCTCCTTGAATACAAATTCCTTTAAGAAATAAGTCTTTGCCTTCGTTAGCAGATTCTACTATTATACCTGCTTGTTCGTACGTTAAATTTTCTTGTAATAAAGGCTTCATTTCTTATATCCTTATTTGGTTACTGGCTTAGGTGCTGATGATAACGCTTGTTTTCCACCAGGTTTGTTTTTATTTCCAGCATCAGAAACTTTTGGTGATGCCGCTTTGGCACCTTTTTCTTCGCTTGAACCTTTTGCGATATTACCGGCAGAGCCGCCCATATCGTTTTTGCCAGCAACTGGACCTGCTGATCCATCACCGCCTTCAGAAGTTTCTGGAGCAGGTGCTTTTTGTGTATATTCTACAACTTTCTCTGCTTCGTCTACTTCTTTATCTTTTGCTTCTTCTACTGGTGCTTCGTCGCCTTCGTAACGTACCGCTTCTTCAGGTTCCAATTCTGGTTCCATTTCTGGCTCCATTTCTGGTTCCATGTCATCTGCTGGTGCTTCATCGTCGGCTGGAGCATCTCCAGTCATTGCTTCAAATTCTGATCTTAAGTCGTCGATCGCAGTTTGAAGGTCTAAAATTTCATCTTCCATACGCTCAGCGTCTTCCGGATCCATTTGTTCTTCACCTGCGTCTAAACCCATGTCGTCAGCCATGTCGCCAGCGTCTGCTTCAGGATCTTCTCCTTCGTCATCGTCTTCGCCCATGCCAACTTCGTCGGCTTTGATATCAGCAACGAAATCAGCAGTTTCGTCTCTAGACAAGTCTTCTTCAACTTCATCTTTAGTTTCTTCGACTTCGTCTTTTGTTTCGTCTACTTTTTCGTCGGCTGTTTCTTCGACTTTTTCGTCGGCTTCGTCCACTTCTTCATCTTTTGCTTCATCAACTTCTTCATCTTTTTTAGATGTTTCATCAATATCCGCAAGATCCTCTTCGTCAATTAAGTTTTCGTAAATTTTACGAGACTCATCAACGGCGATCTCATGAAAGAGGTCCTTAGCCTTATCTTCTTCCTCATTGACTACTAATTCAATGAGTGATTTCCATTTGTCATTCATGTTTCGAACTCCTTGTTAATACACGAGATATGGCGCATTTCGTAGTAGTATTTACAAATATGCTATGTTAATTCGTTAAAACGTCAGATAATCACCACTTTTGGCAAAATATGTGTAGTTTTAATTGGATGTTATATTATGTTATAATTCGTCGCCTGAGTCTTGTTGCCCGTACTGTGCCTTGATCTTTTCTATCATCTTTGATTTTTCAAATTTTTTGGCATCGTACATTTTTCTCAAGCCATTGATTTGACCCAAAGTTAGTCTACTCTTTCGAGTGCTACCTTGGACTAGAATGCTTTGATCACCTTCGGGGTCATAAAAGTCATTCAACTTATCTTTATCGTTTTTTTCGTCTAATTCAAATAGTTTCATAACTGTATTTATTTCCAAGGACGACCGACTTTTATCCCTTTTTTGTGCTCATTGTTCTTCTTTTTTGCTGTGTCGTTTTGCCCAGGGGCATACAGCGAAGGCAATCTGGCTTTAACAAGTTTTGACGGTTTGCCATCTTTGGCACGTTTCTCAGCCGCCGCGGCTAACTTGGCTTCTTGCCTTTGTCTTTTATATTGTAATGTTGATATTCCGTTTGCGGCCATACTAATATTTATTCAATTATATTGAAATATCTTCTTCGGCGCCTGCGTCTGGTTCTGCTTCTGCGTCTGCTTCACCACCTTCGGCATCTAAATCTTCGCCACCAAGGTCACCACCCATAGTATCTAAGTCAGCACCTAATCCGCCTGGAGTAATTCCAGCACTTCTAAGTGACTTGCCACCTATTATGTTTTCTGAATCACCTTGTTCTTCACGCCACAATACTTCATTTTGTTTTATTTCTTCTTCAGTTAAACCTAAGAATCTCTCTATAGCAAATCTCTTACTAATATAAGAAATACCTTCCATTTGAGCAAAGTTACTAATTCTACTAGCATCAATATCACTTTGTCTATAACTAGCAAAATTTTGAGGCTCATTAAATTCAATATCAAAAATTGAATTATCAATATTAACACCTCTCCAACGTAACCACAATTTAAATTCAGCGTCCATTGTACTCGCTATTAAACTTTGTAACCTCATACAATACTGATTAAATCTATGTTCTTGGATTAATGCTACACCTACTTTACCATCTGCTACTGTGTTAGTAGCATCATCACCTGACGTAGGTAGATATGTTGCTGGAATTCTTAAACCTCTATACAATTTATTAGTAAAGTATTTTAAGTCTGATATTTCACCTAGGTTTTCGCCACCTGGTAATGTTTCAACTTTAGAACCTCTACCTTCTGCTGTTTGAGGGAAGAAATAATCTTCATTAATTGATAATGGATTATAAGTAGCATCCATCATACTTTGTCCACCACCTGTTTGTGTTGGAATACGTCTTTGGTGAATTTCGTTTTTAACTCTTTCAACATAGCCCATTGCCATATGTGTTGGCATATTGCCTACGTCAATATAAAATACTCTACGCTCTGGTGCTCTTTGTACCCTGTATATAATAATAGCATCTTCAAGTAATTCTTTTTGTTTGAATACTTTAAATATATTCTCTAATATACTTGTACCGAAAGGCCAGTTAGCATCTAAGCCTTCTGTTAAACTTAAATGTACAACATTTTCAGCGTCTATAGAGTTTTCAGTTGTTTCTGTTTGTCTACCACTGTAATGACTAGCATTGTTATAACCAGTTGTTGTAGAACTAGGTTGCATATTTGCTGTTTCTGTATGTTGAGGTGCTGTAACTGTTAAGTTTTCAAAGTTAGGAGCAATATCTTTTAATACATAAACTTCTGGTGCTTTACCTTTTGCTTCATTAACAACAACCTTTATTACATTTTGTGGCTCAACCCAAAACCATTCAAAAGTTTCTGGGTCTCTAATAAATGTTTGATCGCCGTACTTGAGTACGTTACGAAACATTTTAAAAATTCTTTTATTAAAATCGTTTAAACTAGTCCAATTTTTAAGTTGTTCACTTAAAACTTTTACTTCAGTTTCTGTTGGGTCTTCTTTAAATTTAAATGTAAATGGTGTATTGTTTTCCGGAGACTTCATTGTACAAAATTCTGCTAAAATATCAATTGCTGTGTTAACTTCCGAATCCATATCCATAGATTCATATTGCATATATCTTTCAATTCTATTTGGATGTCCAATGTATACTTCTGGAAGTTGACTTTGATAGTTTCTAAATGCTGAATCTGGAGTATTAGCACGACCACTTAAAGGACTAAGACTTCCAGTATCAACTGTTTTAAAATATTTTTTCCAACTCATATGCTCTGTTTCCTATCCCATAATATGGGTATATTGATATTTATATACATTTTAACTTTAAGTATTAATGTCTGAATAGGCCCTTAACATTTTAGTATTAGTTTTGGATATATCTTTAGAAATATTAATAGATGTACTACCAAATGCTTCAGAGAGTTGATTACCTTGGCTGGCTAATTTAATTACCTGACCTAAAAGTCTATTAGATTCTTGAATATTACTAATTACACCCATAGTACCACTTGCTGTTGCTAATTCTGAATTAGGTGTCATTGTACCTGCTGTATTTGGTGTAAACCACTCTCCCATACCACCTTCATTAATAATTTGTGGAATAATTGGGCTGGTATAACCTCCGTATTGTAATTTTTTAGCACTAACCAGTGCTCCACCATCTGTTCCCTGGCCAGGGAACTTACCAGTATTCCATCTTTGAATGGCGTGTAACTTATCTCTAATTACTGATTGTGCGGCTGTTACAGAATAACCATCAATGTTATTATCTTGCATATAACTTTCCCAAGTCATACCCATTTTATAGCCTGGAATAGTTGAATGGAGAAATTGCTTAAATTGTTCAAAGGCCGCATCAGCAATATCACCTTGTCCGGCATTGTACGCTTTTGCTAATTGAGACTTAACCTGAGGAATCCTATCAATTATAGTACTGTGACCACCACCAAGATCTATTGTTTGTTTACCTTTAAAACCTGTATTTAAAGATTTAACTAACTCTTCAAAACTACCAAAAGCATGATCTGTTACACCAGGGGCAAGAGATGTAGACGAAGCAGAGAGTTCATTTGCTTGAGCCATCGCTGATAGTGATCGAAGGCTTTGTATATAATGGATAATACCTTTTTCGCTTACCTTACCATCTGCTGTTGAACTATCAAATTTCAATGCATTCATAGCGGCGTGTAATTCTGGGCCACTCATTTTTGAGATCGCTGTCTGTATTTCTGCTCCACTCATGACACCTTCCATCCCGTAAGAGTCATATCCACCTCTTCCTTCAACAATTTGATTTGCTTGTTTTCGTAATTCTTTAGTACTTGTACCACCCATTAACCAATCCCATGGTGCTTTAGCAACTATTTCAAATTGAGTGAAGAAATTGGTAAAAGATGTTAAAATCTTGTCAAGTTGAGTTTGAAGTTTATCACCCCAAACGGATAACGAGTCCATCCTACTTTGTATTATCTCGCCTATAGGTCTCTCGTCTTCTGGAAATAATGATGCTGACCAGTCGGAGATGCCTCCTTCGATGCCTGATTGAATCTGGTTCTGGAAGTCTGTTAATGTTGCCGCCATTAGTAGGATTTGTCCACCAACGCCGTCGGCTGATTTGCTGTCACTATCTCCAACTGCTTTACCTAAATTTTGAAATTGTACTTGTAATTTTTGAACATCACTAGCCGCTTGTGTCATTACAGTAGCAACATCACTTATACCATATAAACCTTCAAATTCTTTACCACTTGCCGCGATACTTGGTAATATGGCTCTTATTCCTTCTTTGAATTCATCCTGATCTATTGTACCAGTTGCTACAGCATCACCTAAATCTCGTAATTTTTGTGCCGCTTCACTATTACCTGCTACAAAACTCTTAATAGTCTGGTTACCAGCGGCCATCTCAAGTGCTAGATCTTTACCAGCCACACCTGCTAATAATATCTGTGAAATTGCTGAATCTTGTCCTGCTGTACTAAAAACTAATTGTAATGCCTTTTGAGCTTCAACTGTAGCACCTTGTAATCTAATATTAGCATCTGCTCTTAAATCATTTTGAGCCAGTTCTTGTGCTAGTTGTTGCCTACTTTTACCTGTTAGTCCTACTAATGTGTTTAAATCACTAATATAATCTTTAAACAGTACACTCTGTTGCTGATAACTCATATTTTGAAAAGCAGTATTTCTTGACTGGGTTTGTGTATACTTGGCTAATTGTTCGGCTTGTTCGTCATAAGTTAAACCTAAAGCATAAAGACTTCCGCCGTAATCGCTTCTCATTACACTTGCTAATTCTACAAATCTTTTAGCACCAAGTGAAACTGAACCACCAAATTGTGCTAACCCTTGGGCATTTGTTTGAACAATCTGTGTAAAGGCATTCATTGTTAAGCCTAAGCCATGTATTTGTGCCGATGTCCTAATTATATCAGAATTGTAATTTGCTCCACTTTGACTTAATGCTACAAAACCGTCCATTAAATTTTGGGCGTAGGCGGCAACTGCCATAGCGGCCGCTCCTGCGGCGGCTCCAAGCATTTTTATACCTGATCCAACCATAGGCAATTTTGTTCCAAGAACTTGGAAACTGTCTGCCATACCTCCTAAGCCATCTCCTAATGCTGTGGCTCCTGACTGAATAGCCCTACCTAATGTATCAAAACTAGCAGGACCTCTAATAAGATCACTTATTACATTACCTGTATTTTTTACAATATTTCCTAAAGCACTGGCTATTGCTTTTCCTCTAGACGTCATAGATTTATCAAGATCTTCCATGGTATCATCAAAGTTTCCTGACCAATCTTTTAATGAAAGGCTAAGATTTTTTGTCGCGTCGACGTTTTTCTTGATATATTCAGTTTGTTTTTTGGCTTGAGACTTGGCCTCTCCAGTTGCTTTCTCCCCAGAAAGTTTTTGAACTGCTATTAATAAGTCGTGAAGGGTGTCTTCTGTTGCTACATCACTGATTTCGATTTCATTATTATCTGTATTAATTCTTATTGCCATGTTTTCATTTCACCATTATATACTCATATAAATAATATGACTAACTACTATTATATTGTATTTAGCGGAGAAAAATCCATGGATGATAAAGAAACAAATAATGATATGCCAAAAATGGCTACAGAGATAAAAACGCCGGGAGCGGCTAACCCATTACAAGCATATTTTCGTAGACCAGCAATTTATATTTCATTACCAAGTGAAGGTAAATTTAATGCACCTGGTGAGATTGAGATTCCAGAGAATGGTGAATTGCCAGTTTATCCAATGACAGCAAAAGACGAAATCTTAATGAGAACACCTGATGCTTTAATGAACGGTGCTACTACAGTTGAAGTTATTCAAAGTTGTGTTCCAGGAATTAAAAATGCTTGGAAACTATGTGCTTTAGATGTGGATATGGTTCTTGTTAGTATTAGAATTGCTACATATGGTAATATGACTGACGTTAAGGGTGTATGTCCTAAATGTAATGAAGAAAATACTTACGAACTAGACCTTAGCACTATTATTGATAAGGTTACTGTTCCAGCATACAAACCGTTGATTAATGTTAGTGACTTAAAAATACACTTTCGACCATTAACGTACGAAATAGTTACTAAAGAAGCCATAAAAAACTTTGAACAACAACGAATGATTCAAGGTATTGCTACTGACGAAGGTATGGCGGAACAAGATCGAATTGACAGATTCCAAGATGCTTTTGTTCGATTAACTGTATATTCAGTTGGCATTCTTGCGGAGGCTGTTGGTAAAGTTGAAATGACTAACGGTACAATAGTAACTGACCGAAAACAAATAGGCGAATTTGTAGCAAATTGCGATAGATCCATTTACAATTCCATTAAAGAGCATTTAGAAGAGAATAGAAATCAATCAACTATTGATCCTATTCAATTTGAATGTGCTGGCACAGTTGACCTGGAAGGTAAAAATACACCTTGTGGAGAGAAATGGACTCAACCATTTACTATAGATAACTCAAGTTTTTTCGGATAAGGCTTTTGGCACTAGGCAATGATGACATTGTCAAATTGCTCCAAGATTTTGACAGTGAGTCGAAAGCCGTAGAAAAAGATTTATTGGAGACTACCTGGTATATGAGAGGCGGCATATCGTACAATGAAGCCATGGCATTGTCACCAAGTGAAAGAAAGCAAATACACGAAATCATAAAACAAAATATCAAAAATACAGAGAAAACCAAACTACCATTAGTGTAAAAAAGGAATTCGCTATTTAGATAACCGTATACCAAATAACATATTTTAATGTGTTAGTTCAGTTGTTTAAATAAATCTATGTACACAAGATATAACGTGGTTAACAAATTAACCAAAGATGTTTATTGTACGGTTTTTTCAGTAGAAGAAGCCCAGCAAGTCGTGGATATGGAAAAAATAAATCATCCTCATTGGGAATTAATCGTAGAAAAAATAGAAGTAAGTTCAATTAAACCAGGATTTGGAAGAGATCCAGATTTACACTAGTTTATATTAATAACATCAACTTCGTTGATGTGTTTTTTCGCTTTCGCTCAAAACATTTTTATTTAATAACGAAATAACATTTCGTTATCATCTAGATATTTTGCCCATACTTCGCCCACTAGGAGCAAAGTACGGTTTGTCATCATCTGAGTAACTCACCCATCATATCCAAGAAGATTTAGTATTACTAACGGAGGCGGCGACCCGCTATCCCCCTACTTCTGCCTTCGCATAGTCACGGAACGTTCAGTATGTTATGATATCTTACATACTAATCGTTGAGGTTGTATCTGTTTCACAGAGCCTCATCCTTTGGCACTTAAAGTTAATGCCTTTACTTGGTACGACCCAGTATCCGAACACGGGTATCCGTGCCCTCAAGGGTATGTTTTCAGAGTACCTATATAGTTTTAAAAATTGCTGTTAATAGTATGTTATGCTAGGCACATAATGTTTTAACCAGATCTGAATTTCTTGTGAAAAATTCCTCAAAATTTGATATGCGCCAGTTAGAGCCTGTGGTGTTTGACCAATAGTCTATGTAGTTTTTTGATTTTGATTTGTGCTTTGATTCTATAGCGATAAATTTGCCTATTTGATTGAATTTCATTATTAATATATTGAAGTCGCCTGGATCTGCTACATCCATAAGTTGTGATATCCATTCTTCTAATTGAGGAAGTGGTTCAGGTTGTAACAATCTGTGAAATGAGAATTGTTTATAAAACTTACATTCTGCATTAAATTTAGGAAAACTTTGTCCAGGTACAATGTCTCCTTTAAAGGCTCTTACTTGCCCTTCGTGTAATATTTCTTTTCTTGCTTTATTAGACCCGCCCACATAAGCACCAGATCCTGGTGCTCTTATAAAAGATTCACCATATAACCCTGACAAGAATTTCGCGACATCTCGTTCCCAGGCTGAACCTTTTGCTTTTTGTGGGCTTGGCATAAATTTAAGTTACTTTCTTAAGAAAAAACTCTAATTACATAGCGTTCTTTTTTTCTTGTATTTCTTTTCTACGTGATTTACCAAGTTTTGCTAAATCGCCTAAAGATTTACGAGCTCTAGTAGCCGCCGCTTTGTTACCTTTAGTATCAAATTTGTCAGCCTCTACTACATAATTCTCGTATGCCGCTGTTATTTGTTCATGTAATGTTGACATTACTTTCTCCTATGTTTAAAGACTGTGTACCACAGCCATTGTTATTTAATGTTCTAGGTGCCTACAGCCGCGATTTCTGAACTATTTCTGTATAATCAAATGCCACACGCCACAATTCTCTACTCTTATTCACAATTGGTGAGCGTCGATGTAACGTATATAACTGATCCATTATAAGAAAATCGCCTTTTTTAAATACAAAATGATTTTGGTATATAGATCTATCTAATGTTTTTTTATATTTTTCCCGTACTACATCTACATCTGTAGGTTTACCGTCTTGCCACGCTTTTTCTATTAATGGTGGTTGCCAATATAAAAACTCTTGGCCGTCAACTGGATGTGTGTTTACTGCTGACATACGTTCATCACCTTCGTGCCTAACCGGTTTATAATTATCTAAACTAGGATCATCTAATGCTTCTGCCTCTGACCCGTATATACCATGCCCGAAGTTGTTTAATTGTATTTCAATGGAACGCCAATAATCTTTTTCGCTTTCGGGTAATTCTAAAAAAGCATCTCGATTGTTTAATAAACTAAACACCGTATCAACACATTCGTCTTTACAATATAAAGCAATTAGTATTTCTTTAAACTCACTCAAGTGATGTACGGTGCCATTGCTATGCCAGTGTAATTCTGTTTCACCAAACATACCACCAGGCATTACTCTTGCTATATCAGGGTTATCTTTAGGATTAAAACTCGCACCCCACATTTTGTCATCATTAGTATCTCCAATACGTCTACAATAGTCAATTAATTGAGATTGTGTTAAATTTTGTTCGTGATGAATTGTGTAGCCGTGTTTTAATATTTTATTGACTTCGTTTTTTACTTCTAAATCAGTATGCTTTTCTACTTGTAATGCCATATATAATATTTATATTTCCATAGGGTACGTGGACAGCATTTCGTAGCCATCGTTAGTTACAAGAATTTGTTCCTCAAGTTTAACACCATCTCGTTCACCTACGGCTCCCATATAACTTTCTACAGCAAGAACCATGCCTTCTTCAATTGTTCCGTTATATGGATTCTCACCTAAATGTTTTGGATTGATACGCGGATATTCATCACACATTCCAACTCCATGTATAATACAAGGGTATGCCTGTTCCTGAAATTCAGTCGGAATTGTATATGAAGCCTCTTGTATATCTCTAATTGTTTTACCTGGTTTTATTAATTGAAGATTATATTGAACCTCATCATATGCTAACTGGTAAATTTCTTTTTGTCGTTTGGTTGGTTCTTTTGGTCCACAATGGAATGTACGAGATATATCACAGAAGTAACCCATTGGTCCTACCATGTCAGTATCAAAACCAACTAGGTCACCTGACTCTATAGGTCGCTGTGATGCTTCTTGAAGCCAAGGGTTTATACGTGGACCGGAAGCCAGCATTTGTCCTTCATGCCAACCACCTTGGTTAGATAAGTTAGTGTAATTTAATAATCCCCAAAGTTGTAGTTCAGTAACACCCGGCTTAAGAGCTTCTTCCATTTTTGCTATACCAAGTTCTGCTACAGCAATTGACCAACGAATACACTCGATTTCATCTTGTGATTTAATTATGCGAGCCTTTTCAGTAAGTGCCATACCATCTAATACTTCTAACCCTTTTTGTAAACAAGCACTAGTGACACTTGGATTAACAGACTCTATTGCTACACGTCGATTATCAGTACCAATTTCCTCAAGATATTCAACAAGATCTTTTGCGAAAAGTTGAGCGTTATCATTAAGAGTGTCTCCAGCATCAAAGAAGTTAAGAAGACGCCCTGGACAAGATCGGTCAATATGTGTGGTATAATCTGTATATGCTCTATGGATTATAGTTGGGCCTTCTTCACTTATAATGAGATATGTGGAAGGTACTCGTGCTTGAAACAATGGGTAAGTGTTGTAATTTACCGCATATCGTAAACTAACAGGATTAACTATTACTAAAGCACCAACGTTGGCTCTTTTTATTTCCGCACGAAGTCTTTTAATTCGGTATTTGTTAAGTCGGTTATGATCAATATTTGGCAGTTCTCTGAACTGCTGTAAGTCACTCCAGTTGTCATTTAATACTAAACTGTCAGGTGAGTTGTTCATACTTTTGAATGGTGCTTTACAATTACTTTACTTATAATTTGATCAACTGATGCATTATTAACAATGTCCGGTAGTTTACGTTTTTGAACTTTAATATGTCCACTAAAAAACAGTGGTTCAGTTACATGAAATATATAATGAGGCTGTTTATATTCTTGAATGGTATTAATAAAATGATTAGCAACGTCATTAGCATTAGCAGTTCCAGTATATAATAGGTAATGAAGTTCATCTTTCTCACAACTGGCAACATTTTTAACACCAGAAACTTCAAGTGCTACTGCTTCTATTAGTCCTGTGTAAACTTTAACACCACTTTTCATAAAAATAACATCATCAAATACTCTGCCTTCATAATACCATATACCATCTTCATCTCGAAGTTTATCGCCATCTGTCATCCAATCTAATGTTCCATATTTGTACCAAAGTACACCTTTTTCATCAAGTTTTAATTCACCATTATGAATTGTTTCTCTAAATCCATAAAAGTTTTTTATTGGATCTCCGGGTTTGTACACCGCTCTTGTGTGACAATCGGCTTCGGTACTTGCCATTACATTGTATAATGCTTTGAACTTAAATTTCTTTTCTATATTTCTAACAATAGTTTCTGGTGTATGCCCTCCAGCAAACTCCCAGTAGTCAATACCAGTCCAATTAAAATCCTCTGGGCAGGAGTCAACTACTCTTTTAACAGCATTAGGATATGATATACAAATATTAGGTTTTACTCTTTTTATTTCTTCTGGTACGTTGTCACCACTATTTAATATATGAAAACCTCCACCTACTTGATACATCCTTAATAAGTTATACGGATTATACGTTGCTGTAAGTCTTGGTGTACCTAAAACATATGGCCTTTTATCTTTTGTAAATTCAGGTGCTACAGCAAGTAAATGACCATTTAAAGACCAAGTCGTACATCCTACTATTGTTTGTCCATCTACCCCAATAGCCTCGTCATGCTCTTTAAAATCCCAAAAGGATGGATACATTTCAAAGAACTCTTTGGCTGTGGTTCCACTTGTCATATTTCTGTATATTTCATTAGGGTGTAAAATTGTAGGACCTGTTTCTTTTGGATCATTTAACATTTGTATTTCGTTTGAACGTATTATACAACTTGCCTTACAACATTTTATTAAGTTATCTATTTCTGTTTTAGATTGTGTAGCATCTGCCTGAGAGGCTGATCCGCCATTTTTAATACTAGCAAGGATCCATAAAAAGTCATCTATTGTAACGTTATCTTCTGCTATTATAAAAACAACGTGTGGGCCTATGCTGTGTTCTTTTAATCTTTCGATTTTAGCATCAAGGTTTGCGTGTAGTTCGCCCCAAGTAATCTGTTCAGTTGATGAACTTAGAAATATCTGATCATCACTTAATGGTGGTTGGTATTGTTTTAACATCTATTTCTTTTCCCTCCATTTATCATGGCGTTTATTATGTGCTTGTATAGTTCTGTCCATTATAATTGCTAAAGCAACAATAGACAATCCACTAATTACCCCTAAACCTAAGTATCCATTGCCTATTGAATTCATTACTTGGGAGCCTAGTCCTCGTACACCTATCATACTAGCAATAACAACCATTGCTAATGCCATCATAACTGTTTGGTTTATCCCTCCAAATATAACATTCCTTGCTAATGGCAATTCAATAAGTCTTAAAATATGTATGGGCCTTAACCCTAAGGCGTGTGCTGTTTCTGTTAAATCTTTATTAATTTCTCGAATGCCAATGTTTGTAAATCTAATCACTGGAGGTATAGCAAAGAAACATATAGCAATTAAGCCTGGAACTTTGCCAAGTCCAAATAACATTATAACAGGAATTAGATATACAAAACTTGGAATGGTTTGCATTAAATCTAGTATGGGTAAGATAATTCTATGAGCTATATTGCTTTTTGCCATTAATATTCCGATTGGAATACCAACTACTATACAAATAAGTGTTGAGACAACAACAATGGCTAGTGTTCGCATTGTGTCGTCCCACATACCTACTAGACCAATTAAGGTAAAACTAATTAAGAAACCTAGTATTAGTTTCCAGTTTAGTGTTAACTTCCAAAGTAATAAACTTATTACACCTAAAAATACATACCAAGGTGTAGCAAGTAATAGTTTTTCAAAGTGAATTAGTGTCCATTGAACCGGGAAGAGCAGTTCTGTAAACCATTCTCCCCAATTACTAGCAAATTCTCTGAAAGTGCTATCAATAGATTTTTTAAGGACAGTTATTGTTTCTCTATCTAAAGATGGGAAACTCACCGTTCATGACCCTTAATTTAATGTAGCACTAATTTTGCCAGCGACTTCCGGTGTTACCCATGTTTCCCAAACTTCAGGATACGTGGTTAAAAAATGAATAGCAGATTCTTCCGCTGTTGCTTGGTTATCATCTGCCCACACTAACATTTGGGTAACAACACTACCGCTAAATGATCTTGAAGCCAAATAAACCTTTACACAAGAACAAATTTCCGGTGTAACGATAGTTCCTGTCTGAGGTACAGGCCACGATGATACTTGTGGGTTAACACATTCATCAACTCTCAAAGCAATACAGTTAGTCCAGTTATCGTCACCAGCAAATCCTACTTCAGAAGGAAGAGGTCCTACTAAATTTAAACGACCTACAAATACTGTAGGTGTCCAATAATAACCAAAGGCACTTTTTCCTTTAGTTACAGCACCTTCCCAATGAGCATTCAAGCCAGTACCTGAACCTGGATCTATTACTTTCCAGCCTTTGGCTTCCATATCAAATGCTTTAAATAGGTTTTCATTACTTCCTTTGCAACTCCAACCTTCTGGACAGATTACTATGCCACCCTTAGAAGAATCTTCTGGATGTGGAAATAAATCTGGCCTTGCTAATACATCTTCAATTGTATTAAGACCATATTCTTCTGCCGTATAATTTGGAATGAACCAGCCTTCGCCAGCACCACCTATAACACCATCTCCTACTAACTCAAGAGACCCGTTGTTAAGAGCCTCGTGGGCACTATCACCGAGCGATGTCAACCACATCTCTCCAACTATATTAGGTGAGCCTGTTGTCATCATTGATTGAATAGTAGCATCGATGCCTCCTGGAACAATTTCAATATTGTGTCCATAACCATGTTCTAATATATAAGCATCAATGTTGGCTATCATCGATCCAGACTGCCAATTTAACTCGGCAATTTTAATATCATCTGCTCTTACCATGCTTGTACATAGGATGAGCAACATACTAATAATTGTTAATAAACGTTTCATTCGAAATTCTCCTATTAGTTAACGTTAACGTCATTGTTATAACTAGTAAACCCGTTTTCTTTAGTAACGGTAAGCACATTATTTACTCTACCAGCCAACTCATCCCGATGTGAAATAAGCCATATGCTTTTCTTTCTTTCTCTGGATATCTTTTTCAAGATTGCCAATGAACTTTCTACACCAGAGGTGTCCATGCCTGAGTCAATTAACTCGTCGATAAACAACAAGTTTATAGGTTGGTATAAATTTTCCCAGACATCGCGGAAAGACCAACTTAATGCTAAAATCAATCTATTCCTTTCACCCCTAGATAAATTATCAAAGTCGAGATCACGACCTAACTCTGTAATCTCAATTGATAAATCATTTTGGAATAGCACTTTATGTGGTAATCCAATTCTATCAAGATAGTATGTCAATCGCTTATTTAAGAATGCTAAATTCTGTTCAATAATACGTTTACGAACAAAACTATCTTTACTTGTTAATAATTTATATAGGAACTCTTGGTGTTCCTTTACGTTATTTAATTGATTTAACGTGTCAAACACTATCTCCTGAATGCCCGACGTCTCCATTTCAGTTATTTGTTCATTATAAGTGTTTTCTTCTGCCTGCTTATTTGTTAATTGGTCCTCAAGAGTTGTTAAAGTACTTTTATGATTATGTGCTTCTGTGGCACTTTCATAAAATGTTTCTGGTTTCTCTCCTACGTCAACTCTTAATTCTTTGTTGTCTATTACTTTTAGACCGGCATCTACTAATTTCTGTGCTATATCTTCTGTTTGCTTTTCAAGACCTAACAGTTTTTCTTTATAATCTTTTAAGTGTTTAATATCTTGTCCACAACTATCACAAGTATGATTTTTAACGTGTTCTAAACTCTCAGCAATTTTGTTTGCTTCTGTTGTAAGTCTTTCAACTACTCGTTCATTACTTGCTATCTCTGTTTCTAAATCTTTTTGTTTTCTTCTTAAATCTCTAAAGTCATTTAGTTTTTCATGCTGTTTTAATTCAGCATCAATGTCTACATCACCTAAGTCAGCAATCGCCTTTTCTAATTTTTGTACTTGTTCGTCTTTACTATCTTCCCATAACTTGCTTCTACGTTTAAGGTTTTCTATTTGTTCTTTTATATGAGCGTTTGCTTGTTCAACGCCTTGGATTCTAAATTCTTCTTCTTTAGCACTATCTCTATTCTGCCTTATCTGTTCTTTAAGTTTTTCAGACTTTTCACTTAATAAAGTAATACCCAATAGTTGCTCAATAATAGCACGTTGATCATTATTTTTTAAACTTAAGAAAGGTTCTGTGTAAGTGTTAAGTGCCACAATGTGTTTAAACATTTCGTGGCTCATTTCAAGTAAGCGATTTATATCATGTTGTGTTTCTCTGCTATCACCTTGAGCGTTATCGTCTGCTTCTTGCTCTTGTTCGTCAATATAAAATTTTAGTAAATTAGGTCTACGCCCACGTTCAATTTTATATCTTTTATCGTTCTTTTCAAACTCTAAACAAACAAGCATATTCTTGCCGTTTGTTTTATTAATTAAATTGTCAACTCTAATTTTAGTAAGTGCTTGTCCATATAGAGCATAACTTAAAGCATTAATAATTGTAGTTTTACCAGTACCATTTCTAGCACCGGTGTCATCACCACCCAGATCTAAGTTCTCTCCAAGTACAAGTGTTAAATCATTTCTATTAAAATCTATTGCCTGTGTGCTGTTACCCACACTCATAAAATTCTTGACTGTAATACTGTATAGATTAAACAAATTATAAATTCCTATAAATTTCTGTTAAGAGATCTTTATCATAAAAATCACTCTGTACTGCTTCAAGTTGACTATAAACAATACTGTCTACTGATTCAAAATTAATTTCTACTGTTTCATCAACATCTGTATCTTCTAATTTTTGTTGTATTAAACTCAATTCACGTATAGGATATTTTTCCATAAAGTTTTCTCGTATAAAATTAGCCTCTTCATAACTAATTTCAATATCAAGCACAACTCTAGCATACGTCTTTGGTAACAAATACTTGTCTGGATTATCTAAT